CCATAACCTATTAGACCATCCTCACTATATCCAAGACGACAGAACTCAAAGGGTTCTTCATTTTTTGGATAAAAATTAAAGAATGCTGCCATCCGTAAACCTTGGCCAGTGTTAGAATTGTGGCCAAGATACATTGTATAGAAGATTCGATACTTTACATCTCCGTGCCAGTATGTGAACCAGCATTCATAGAAGGTCCATGTGGCTGTACTAGGATGTGGCTGTGGAGGATTTAGATTTTGTGCCTCATAATCCTCTTCCTCTTTAGTACTGATTGATTCGTTGTCTGGGGAATTTTTAATATTTTCCCATGCTTCCTTGTCAAAAGCACCATAAAATACCTTTTCTTCACACTGCATTTTGGTACAGGTATATCTATGATACTTAAACTGCGCTTCCTCAAACGTACTTGCAGACGGAGTAGCTGCCCAGTTTTCATATTTTAGTTTTGTAGGACGAGGACCATCATAGATAACGGTCTTTTCAAACATTGGTTTACTATCAGAATCAATACCAGTTACAATAGCTTCTGTTTGTGTCTCCCACGGTAACTTTATTAAAACTGATCCTAAACCAGCATTGTCATGTGCAGCACGAGATTCTAATCTATATAAATCAAGTTCCTTCTTACTGAGTCCCATTAGATTCAGGAACTCTTCAAGTGCTACTCTTTGTTCATCTCCCTTCTCTTCTTCTGGCCAATCACCTACAAGACCTGCGACAAATAAGGGGAGAATCTCATATATACTTCCAAGCTGCGTAGCTTTAAGTACATCGACATTCTCCCCTATAAGTTGTATAACAACATTACTTGCATTCGGCCAAGGGAAATTTCTAATTTTCTCTTTAGGTTTTCCCTTGATTAATCTACGCCACTCAGGTACCAGATTATCATGCAGATTTGCATATGAGTTCTTTAAAGATGTAAGATTATCATAGACGTATTTGTCTAGAGCATCATCCTCATCTTTTCCGAACTTCACTTTTACTGGTTTTGTGAGAGACATAAATTAATATATTAAAATGTATGTTATTTGGGAAATGAGTCCACTACTTGTTTTGCCAAACAACTGGTATTGGATTAGTAGTCACCGCAGGGACAGTACTAATAACCGTTCCTGAACTATTAACCCCATTACTACTAAGTGAGTTCAGAATCTCAGCAACAGCATTTGTTAAATCAGTACATCCTTGAATAAACAGTGCATTGTTAGCAATTTGATGTCCGCTAACAAGTTCACTTGTTTTTACAATATTTGCCACAAGAGGTGCAGCGGTAGCTAATTTAGCAGCACCATTGCCACTCCCCTGTAGCAAAGCCTCTGCTTGTACAACAACACCACCCACAGCAGTAAGATCATTGACGCCTGTTGTAATGCTAGATTGTACTACACCAGATTTAGAACCAAACAAAGGTGATACTAGCGGCCCTACACCAGCCGCTATAGCTACACCCTCCGCTAAATACTTACCAAGTTTCTGTAGAAAAGATACAAATCCACTCATTTCTTATCCTCTTCTGTTGTTGCTTTGTTTACTTCTTGTACGGTACTATGGTTCGTACTATCTTTCGCCGCCGCCATTCCAGCGGATAATAGAAGTGCTACAAGTGCTTGTTTCCAATTTGCAGGTTGTCCATTAGACCATGCCTGAATTGTTTCTACAACTTGAGGTACAGCATAGATGAATGCTACAAGAGAAACAAGATCAGTTCGCCAATTACGTTTGATACTATCCCACATTACCAGACTCCTTTTGTGAATCCCTTTCTATCTGTCTTCCGGTATTAATAGCCTCTTTAAGTGCTGTGTCCATACGACTATTAAGACTTATATGAATCTCCGCGAGTTTTTCACCATTTTTTCTGGAGTTATATGCACCATATAAAGACGATATAGCAATTATTATTCCCGCTAACTCTTTCCATGTAGGATAATGCATAAAACTACTACCTCTTTTTTCTCCAAGGTAACTCCTCTAATTTAACCTGTGGAGATTGTCTATGTGCCCAGTCTTCCATTAGAACTTCATGTTCCATTCTAAAGACTGAGAATTGATTATACATCCCTAAGAATGTAGCAAATAGACCTAGTAATGGTAAAAGTAATAGTATCTGCCCAAGTGTTATATCCCATTGGAAATGAACCATTGGCATCTAATATCCTGTGATAGAAGATCGTCCAGAGTGCGAACGTAGAGCTAGTTGTTGTTTTTGTTGATTAAAGATGAAAGCATCTGTTTCTGTTTCGGACATGGTGGACATATCTAGATTTTGTATCCCATGACCAAATATGTCCAGTATATCTCGGGTGGCACCATGGGGATATTCGTTATATTCTTCAAGAAATTTGTTAGTGAATCCAGATTGATCGTTCTGACAAATCCATACCTGCCCGCGACGAAAGAAGGGTTCGGTATCTTCAATTCTATCGCATTTAGCATTTTCAGCCCTGTTATCTCTAAATTCTTTTATTTCTCTAAAGTACCACTTCCCGAGATCTTTTCTTGTTTTATCTTCTACTTCAAATGCCGTCTTACACCAAGTCTGTCCGGCGCTGATTTCTACCCATAGAGTCCTTATTCGCCACTTCTCTGCCATTACATAAGCAGAGTGCATAATATCTTCTCTAGAACAGGTATCAGCACGACCATCAAGAATGTACAGATTAATTGGATTATGATTAATCCCTAGTAGCATTAAGGCATGATTAGTACGACCAGTCTCGCCCTTATGGTTAGGATCAAGCATTAACATCTTTGCAAGACTAGAAGTAGGGATATCTTTAGGAAGAACGCCATTATTCATTTCATGGCGGATGGTCATATATCGTTTTGATACCATTTCATCTTTTGGTATAATACGATAACCTGTGGTATTGAAGGAGCCACCTTCATTGATAGGGATGTTTAATTCTATATTTTTAAAACCAGGAGCTTGTTTTTTTACTGTTTCGGCTGTAAAGGCAAAGTGACGCAACCATTCCGACTTAAAAGTGTTTCCACCGGGAGGAATCGGTTGGTTACGAAATTGGCAACTATAAAAGTATTCACCAAGTCTAGATCGCATTCTTGCAAGTTTAGCCATACTCCATTCTTCGGGGAATATTGGCTGTCCGGGAGGATGTAGGGGACAACATCCACCTTCGGCATCGTGTGTGTGAAATTTAAAATAGGGTAATTCTTTTCTGATTTTGTAGTTAAGATCATGGAAACTCCATCTATTACCATTTACTATTTCATCACACTCTGAATCTGGGTCATCCGGGTCACTATCGAATGCTCCAACAGCAAGTTGAAACCACTCCCAGGTAGATAAGGCCACGACTTCACTTTTGAGTGCGTCTTTACCAAATAAATCGTCGTATATGATTCTCCGGTAGTGTTTTGATTGGAGAGCAGCATCCACTCCTGTGAATTCATATGTTCCCTCCCCTTGATTAGCATCAGACCTTGTATAGTCTCTCTTGTGTGTCATTGTATCCGCTGACCACTGACAAGAGGAATCTGGTTGTATTTCAGGGAATAAACGCTTAAAGAATTGATTTTGCTTATATTCGTTAGATATTTTCTTCCCGATCTTCCATGAATTCTTGATAGTTTCCATTGCGATTAGTGTACGAGTATTCTGATCGTGTACACGGCGCATCCATGCAATCCAAGCATTGTCATAACCAAGAGCGCGCATCAATTTTTCATCGCGTTGTGTAAAAGGAAGTGCCCACCACATGGGCATTCCGATAGAACCTATAGTTGTTTTGAAATGGTCACGGGGGACTTCGTTGACTTCTTTTAATTGCCAACAAAGAAATTGATTACAATATTGTCTATGGAAGGTATTTGAAAGGCGCCGCTTACGGAGGATAATTTTAATGAAGTAGAAATTATCACCAAGAGCATTTAATCTATGTGCTGTATCCTGTACTGCTCCTGATAACATATTTGTCGGTATTATTTTCCATTTTTGAGAATAGGATGTCCTATTGACTTCTTGGATTTTGTCTATTGTTTCGTTGTCTATGTTTTCAACTAACAACTTTATATTGTCTCCCCGCCCTCGCTTCGCTCGGGCTGTCCCCCCGCCGAGTTGATTTTCTCTTCTGCCAAACACGTCCGAATATCTAGTTTTATATACAAGGTTAATTTAAATACTGAATAGGAGTATTAATGGTTTGGCTGGAATGATCGTGGCCGAGACAACTCGGCAGAAGCTCGGTTGGTCCACTCTTGTTCCTTGGTACATTAATACTCCTAACTTGTTATTGAACTTGGTCCGTTATAGGCTCGTCTTCGATCTTCGCGCCTGTGTTGTTGGGGACAGTTGATAGTGCCTTAACCATGTCCGCTACAGCGCGGTTGTCTTTATCTTCCGCTACTCCACCTTGGTCGCCTGTTGGTAGACCGATGCGTGTAACCTTTGCAAATCTCCCATCACGATCGAGGAGGTCATTACAAGCTTTATTTCTAATTCTCTCATCCTTGGCGTGCATAGCTTGTTGTACAAGAGTCTGCATAGCCATTGGCACAACAAAGGATAGGGACTTCTGTGTTCCCGTATATGAATCCTTTACAAGACTATCCATATCCTGTAACACACCAGTCATGTAAGCATTATGGACTTGTTTGTACAGTGTGCTACTTTTAAGGACAGAGAATCTCACAATCGTCAGACCCATAAGGGCAGCAATGTCCGTACTATTCATCAACGGATTTGCCAGCTCCAGACGGATCAACATATGTATCCTGTCTATCGTCCTCTGGTGGTGTTTCTTTGGTCTTATCATTATAGTATTCTTCTATATGTCTAAACAAGGCATTAGCGAGAGGAGAATCATTGGGATATTCTACCTTCATACACTAATGCCTTTGTTTTACTATACGCTTCTAGCTTAGGCGGTCTAGCTGCCAGAATCGTATCCTTATTATAGGGTTGTGTCCAGTACTATTTTTTGGGT